TGAATCAACGCAGGATATAGCGGAGACTCAGGAGACATGGTTTGTAGAAGCTGAACCAACTGCGTGACCTCGTACTCTCTGGCGATGATGCCAAGAGAGGAGGTGACCTCAAACTTGTAATCCGATACCGGATATAACTCAGGCTCAAACTGCATATACCTGTGGGCGGCTTTGGTAACAAACGGTATCAAAAATGATTCTTGGAAGTTAATCAGCGTCCTTTTATGACGCTTGATCACAGCACCAAGGGACATTGAAATCCCTGCGGCTGTTGCTTCACCGTTAATCGAGCCGCCAACGCCAACAGAGTCTATTGCGCCTGTGGCAGTCTGTACCATTCTCTGTAGTTCACCTGCTTGCGCGAAGGTAATCTGAGATACCTGCCCAAAGTTAAATGGCTGTAAGACTTCAGCAGGATTACCATTGGTAAGAATGATTTTCCCCGGTCTTACTTCAGGTTTAGCCCCGCGAGGTAGGCGTGTAGCGTCCATCGCCATCATTGGGTGGACTGTTAATGCCAGTGCATCAATCCTAGCCCTTAGCTCTGCATCCAATGCTTTCTGTGAGTTGTAACCTTTCTCACATACGCCACGACCCCAGAACCTAGAGGGTACGATGTCCCAAGGAAACGCCACAACAGGACGGTCTTGCATCATGTACGGGTTCTTCTCTGCTTTCAGCAGAGTACCACCGTTAGCTATGACTACGATTGCTTCAACATAGAAGCCTTCTTCTTCCTCGCTGTCTACTAGCTCTTCAACTTCCTCATACTCTTCGTCATTTTCCAGTAAGTATCGCGGGACAAGGCCGTAATACTTGGTTAGACGAGTCTTATCGGTAGGTTGCGTGGTAAGTTCGTGGTCAGGATCTAAGTCTGTATCAGGATACGCAAAGTTAAAGGGTACATTCTTGTATACCCCCTTCTCTTGGAGCTGCTCAATAGCGTGTGGTGAAACAAATTCATCAATTGCTACCCCTGATGCGTTCTCTACGTCTACGGCAACAGGGTCAATCAAGAAGTTTTGAGGTAAAACAGGTCGTAACTTAACGACTGTGCGGTCTGAGATGTTTACGCCTACCGCTTGTAGCTGCCCATCCATGATAGGTTGGGTAGCAGGTTTCATCTCTTTGATTTCTTCTAGAACAATTTCGGCTATGCCTGTACCAAAGACCGCTGCGTTAATCAAGCACTCAGCCACACCCTTGCGAATCTTGTTAGCCTTGAAATCTTCTAACAGCTTTTCGCGAAGGTAGACTACATCTTGGTTCTCTTGGTCAGAGATATCGTCCTTCATGTCAAAGAACCTACCACGACCAAACGTAGCCTCTTCAATCTCTGCGACCGAGGACTCTACTGCTTGCTGAAGGGCAGGGGATATGATCTGGGATCGCTCAGACTCGCGATTACGGTCTTCGCTAGAGTAGATGCCACGCCAAAGACGGTAATATTCATCAAACTTCTTTTCGTAGTTTGTTTCGTAATGGTCACGCCAATCACGACACTTTGCCATAACCCAAGACTCAAGAGTCTCTTCTGTGCCAAACTGATCTTCGTTTGATTCGAGCATCTTAGTATCCCGCTACTGAGTCGATTACGTCAAACTCATCCATTTCAAAGTCGTATGCGTAAGACACCTTAGCCAGTTGGTCTATATAGGCTAAAGCGTCTACCATGTCATCGTGGGTGAGGGCATCGGGGAATTGGAAGATTTCATCCATGAATTGGATGTTCCACTCACCCTTGTTAAGATTGCAGATTCCATTCTCGAATCTACCTTGTAACGCCCACATCACCCTGTCAGTTTTCTTCTTGTTACCGTGGGTCAGCTCTTCGACCCTGAAAAATGTTTGGTACTTCTTCATCAGGTCTGTGAGAGGCGACATAACAGCCTGTCTGGCTATGCCCTTCTCTATCCCGATGGATATGGGTTGATAGTCTCTGACTATCTGGAATATCTTCTCTGCGGTGGCGTTTAACTCCCACCGTCCGCAAACAATGTCCTTAACCCACCAACCATACTCGCCTACCTTTACAATAGCAATAGCGGTATTGTCAAGCTTTTTGTTTTTGGATTTGGCTTTTCCGACTTCTTCAAAGCCCGCGAGGTCAATGGCAACGTAGTAATCGCCCGTATCAGGCTCTTCTTCATCGAAGTGAACCCACTCTTCTTTAAACATCTCCGAGCCACGAGCTTCAAAAGATGCCATAAACTCCTGCCGAAACGCGAAGGAAGACATGGATTTCTTTGCTGCATCAATCTCGTCTTTGTCCAGTAAGTCATTGTCATAGCTTGTGTAGTGCCATGCTTTATATGTGGGGTCTTCGCCTAAACTGGCTTGCTTGTAGAGTTCATAGAAATGATTTCTACCCATTGGTGTCCCGATAAATAAGGCATCGCCTTTCAAGTCTGTCAACGCAGGTCGTAGTATTAGCTCCCATACATCGGGCTTCATGTCTGCGTATTCATCCAAGACAAGAAACTTGAGACTTACGCCGCGCATTGTCTCAGGTCTGTCCGCGCCCTTCAAGCTGATAGTTGTGCCGTTGACTAATCTGACCTGCATATTGTTTACATGGGAGTTCTCTATCACGGGTTGTCCTATCTCCAATAGGAGATTCCACATAATATCCCGTGCTTGACCCTGTGTGGGGGCTACATAGAACACCTGCCCTTGATCTGACTTCAAAGCGTTGACTAGCAAAAGATAAGCCGCAAGACGAGACTTGCCCGTCCTACGACCCGCAGCAACCACCTTGAAACGCGTAGGGTCGTTCCAGACTTTCTTCTGCCACTCTAAGAGACTGATATCTAGGTTCATCTACTTCTCGCGGTTTTGGTTGCAATCTTCTTGGGTTGTTTGGAAAACTGCTTACCCTTGGCTGTGTCAGCCTTCTTCTTCCGCGAGGTAGCGGCATATTCCTTGGACGACAGAGAATCTCTAGCTTTCTTTGGAAGATACCTTTCCCCAGTAGCTTTCTTGCCCTGAGTGGATGGCTTGCCAGACTTAGTCCCCCAATCCTCCTTACCCCATTTGGATAAGGATTTCTGACCACTGGTCTTGCCGCCAGAGTACCCGCCACCCTTGGACTTGTACTCTTGTGCTACAAGTTGGGCTTTACGGGCTGACCATTGACCTGCTTTGCCGCCCTTCGTTCCCGCCATCACTTTCTTCTTGATGCCTTCGCGAAGGGACGGTTTAGTGTAGGCCATTACTTCTTCCGAGTAGTTCGCGTAGTACGGGCAGGGGCTTTGGTTGCCATCTTCTTCTTGGCTTTCTTAGCTGCTGTCATTCCCGCAGGGGTGTAGGGGTATTTCTTTCCGTTTACATTAGGCATTGTATTCTCCGGTTCGTATCATATTAGTAATGGTTATAGCGCGCTGTCCTACCTGCTCTGCCCAGTTAGAGTCCAAGAACTCCACCGAGGCTGCTTCGTAGTTAGAAAGAGACATCTCCCTAAGAGCGTCTCTAAAGCCGCGAAGACGGCTCATACCAAGGTTGAAGCACATATCCATCATAGCGTCTTGGCGTACCGAGTCCAAGTGGGTAAACCAATCAAAGGCTTTGGTTAGCTCCTGCTCGCAGCGCCGGATGTCATTCGCGAGGAGATAATAGACCTCATCCTCTGACAAGCCCATAGATTCTAGGTTACGCCCAACGCCTATGGTTATGTCTCCCGCTGTGCATTCGTAAGGCTTTAGCCGCAAGCCCTCGTGTTTAATTAGCAGGTCTTCAATCCTCATGGAAGTCGCCCTCTATAATCTCTGGCTCAACCACGGTGTCCGTGACCCCTGATATAGTTATATTGACCGTAGGCTTACCGCCTAGCTTGTCCTTATCAAACGAGCTGACAGGCAGTATACGATCTACAATCAGTTTCCACGCAGCAGATTGATTCTTATGGTCGTCATCTTGAGCAGCTCGGAAGATAGACTCTAGCACAGCATTGGTATCCCTCCTCGCGAGGAATCTCTGCTTCATCTCAGCCATAACCGAATGGTCACCCTTGGGTCTACCAATAGGACGGTTCTTTGGCTTTGCTATCTCCGACTTACGGGGACGACCACGCTTTCTCTTTACTGGTGCATTGTCTTCAACCACAACATAGAAGCTCTTTGGGAATTAATATTTGGCGTATTAAACCATTAAATCGTCAGATTCGCCAACCCTTGTATTCGTGCGGGTTTGAGAGGGATGTTTTTTGGCTCTTTTTTTTAATTTGACCTGCTGCAAATTTGGGGGGCAACTATACATATTTGCGCGCAAGCTAGACCTCCCCCGTCCCCTCCGCGAACCCCGTCTGTTTATACGCGAGCGCGAGCATTTAACGCGCGAGATAGTAAAGCGATTGGTTTGTTAAAGGGATTGGTTTAGTAAGTGCGAGGGTGCGTGATGCTGCCCATACAGTAAACCCATTGCCCTCAATCCCATGCTCAAATTGATACACACTAATACAAAATCCAGATGAATTGTTGGGTGATTAGGTAACACTCTCACGGTAACACGGTAACACTTTGCGGTAACACAGTAACACTCTCAACACTGTATACATACACAGTACATTGGCTGCACCCCTTGTATTCATTGGACTTTAAAAACTTGGCACGCCTTCTGCATTGTATTATACGACAACGTAACTAAGCAGATACTAAACCAAATCTAATTAATACGCGCCTCGTAAGGGGCGCATAACTTACAAGGGGAATAAACAATGAATCGTGCAAACTGTACTCGCATCGCGAACGCGATCGCCACCAAGGATAACGCGCTAGCATGTAGCGTCATAGATGACATATTGACCAAAGAAACAGGCGCGCATTGGATTCGCGATCTCACCAAACTTAAAGCGTGCCTACTGGATGGCGAGCCTAGATTTTCAATAATGGCAAAAGACGGTAACGGTAAACTCCCTTTCCTTGCGTTTAGCAGTTTAGCGGGTAAGGGGTTCTGCATAGGTGCGGGTGATTGCCTTAACTTTTGCTATTCGTTTAAAGCTTGGCGGTATCCCGCCGCATTTTGTAGACAAGCGCAGAATAGCGCGCTACTACAATCAGATAGCGGTCGAGAGCATATTCTAGATGCAATTGATAAATTCGAGCCGGTATCGGGCGCAATAGACTTTCGCCTGTATGTAGATGGGGATTTTACAGGCGTTGAAGACATTGCATTTTGGATGGAGGCGCTAACGGCTCGCCCTTGGTTGATTACCTACGGTTATTCCAAATCTTGGCAATCGTTTATAGATTACAAGGGGATCGTGCCTAGTAATTACAAGCTCAATCTATCGAGCGGATCGAAATATGGCGACAGCGTAAAGGATAAGCTTAAGGCGTTCGACTATGTGCGAGGCGAATTCGTGGCGGTATCTATAGGCGCGAGCGTTAAAAGTAGCGACCACGCCGATCGGTCGCACCAAGCCACACTCCGCAAAGCATACGGTTCTAAGGCATACACTTGTACAGGCAAGTGCGGTGATTGTACGCCAATCGGTCACGCTTGCGGCAGCGATCGCTTTAAGGGTATTGATATAATCATTGCAGTTCACTAATCAAAAGGAGTTAATCATGAAAGTAATACACGTTTATAACATGCGGAAGGATGGAAAATTCAAAGTTGAGTTGATATATGCGGGCGAGCCTAATGCTTTCGGCGGTCGCTATCCCGATAGCAGATACAATAAGCTCAAAACACTAGAGCAAATAAACGCTTACGAATTGTACGGGGATGATCAGTTTTACAATCACTCGCAATTCGGTGATTCAATATTCACTTTGACAGATAGAAGGGGTTAATTATGTGGACTCAATCGGAAATCACGGCCTACATTTCGTGGCTCGAAAATACATTACTGCCAGATTTAATCGAAGCCGAACAGGAAAGCACGGCGCGCGATATAGAGATGTGCCTATCATTAATCAATCACTTAAGGGGTTAATTATGAGCAATTGGCATAGCGACACTATCAAGAGATTTAAGAGTTTACCAATAGAATCTCTAGAGTATATCAAGGGTGATGCCTATCAAGCGGCAACAATAGGCGAAACAATAGGTAATCCGAAAGCGGGTCAGTATTGGGACGAAGTCCACTATGCTGTAATGGAGTTAAAAAAGAGGGCGAAACAATGAATTTAAGCAAAGCATTACAGCAAGTAGACGGGCAGTTGATAGATCTCAGAAATCAGAGAGCGGGCGATGCGTCTAGCTATCCATCCGCGATCGCTATAGTCAAACGCGATCATCCGCTCCATCCATTCGTGGTGTGGCGAGCGATCGATCCATCTAGGTCTGGCAATGCGCCATTTTTTGAAAGCGGCAATTACTGCGAGACGCTAGCTGAGGCGATGGAAGATCACAGACTGTAATCAATATGCTATGCGCCAATGGCGTATAGGGTCACCATAGGGTATCAATAGGGTATAAGGGGGATATATGAGTGTAACAGTGCAAACAATTAAAAAATGGCCTGTATCTAAGCTTGTGGTTTTAGTAGATGGGAAAATAGATTCAATTCATTATGAGGCATCGATTGCCTACAAGAGAGCCGCATATTTAAGGGGAATAAAATGACACACGAAACAGCACTCACCAAGGCGCTAGTCCTATGCGTGACAGCTCCAGAACACAGACTAGGCGATACGCTTAAACTAGCGCACGAACTAGCGGAAATGTGTACACCTGCCGAAGTGGCAAGGGCAAAAGAAAATGCAAGGGAGATAATGGAATGAGAAATAATCGCAGAAATCTAT